TCTGCACCACGCTTAAGCTTCGGATACAGCTCCTCCAAGTTACCGATGAAGCCATCGGATGCGTAAACCATATTAGTAAACGCCTTTGCTCCATCTCTTAATGGTATGTTTATGGCATCGCTTGCCTTGATTCCTAAGTCCTGCATAGCGGATTGTAAAATCTTTGTATCGCCCCACAGGTTATCCATCTTTGTGGCAGCCATCTGCTGTAAAGAACCATTGGCATTTCTTAGAGATTCATTCAAGCCATCCCATTCATTCTTTCCATCTTTAACGGAATCCAATCCGTTAAGTAAGTGCGTAAAGGCATCAATATGATGCTTTCCACCGATTCTTGCCTTGTAATAGTTCTGCTGTTCTTCCGTAAGCCCGGATAGCTTGTCTCTAACCTCTGTTAGTGTCTGCTTTAAACCTTTGAACTTTCCGTTTTCAAATGCAGATACTCCTAACTTCTGCATGGCTTTTCCGGCTTGTCCTGCACCCGTAGTAAGATTAATCATAATAGCATTCAAAGCTGTTCCGGCTTCTGAACCTTTGATACCTCTGTTTGCAAGTACACCAAGTTCCGTTGCGCTGTCCTCAATATCTACCTTAAGTCCTTTGAAAACTCCGCCAGTCTGAATCCATGCTTCCATGAGTTGCTCTGCTGTCTGATTGGATTTGTTATTGGCCATAGTCGCAACATCAAGGAATCTTTGTAGATTCTCGCCATTCTCGCCAATTACCTCTCCTGTAGCACTCATAGAGTCTGTTACAAGGTCAGAAGTTCTTGCAAGGTCTAAGTTAGTAGCTTCGGAAAGCTTAAGAACGCTCGGAAGAGCCTTTACGGAATCGTCAACACTCCATCCGGCTAAAGCCATGTACTCTAAGGCGTTTGCGGATTCTGTAGCCGTCTTTGTGGTTTCTCTTCCATACTTCATGGCCGCTTCTCTAGCAAGGTTAAACTCTGCCTCACTCGCCTTTGCAGTTCCCTTCCAAGAACTCATAGCCTTATCAAAGTCCATTCCTACATCAACGGCTTTCTTTCCTGCCATTAATGCTGCTGCGGAGATTGTTCCCATTGCTACAGCTCCGGCTTTGCCAATCTTCTTCATGGCATTATATGGGGCATTAAGGATTTTCTCATTTTTCGCAAGCTGTTCCATCGTTCCAAGTCCAAGAGCACCGGGTGCTGATACTTGCTTTGCAATATCTCGCATTTGCTTCTTTGTCAGAGCTAAACTCTTGCCTAGACTGCCGTCCATGATTCCCATGATTCGTATAGCCAGCTTATATTCTTTACTTGCCATCCCTATACTCCTTTATTCCGTCAATAATGGGCGTTATTTCGTCAAAGAGATTTACTAAAGGAATGGAATAAAAAAAGCTTATCGGCGTGTGGGTAATCATAGCCACCTTTGCCGTAAGCTTTTTAAGTCCTTCTTCCTCTATGCCCTCATGTAAAAAAAAGTAAATACCGATGTTCTAAGTCTAATCGCATCCCTTGCTTTGAGCTTCATAAGCCACTCATAAGGCATTCCGTTGGCCTTTGCCACAACCAATGCACTATACATGGTATCTACAGGTGTGTTTGCTGTCATGGTAACGCCAGTTAAGCGTTTAAATTCCCTGTCAACCTCTGTTAAGCCCTGCAAGTCTAAATCCCACAGGCCTTTTAAGGAAACCTCCTTGTACTCTGTTCCTTCAAAGGTAATGGGAAGTTCCAATTCAAACTTAAAATCGTCCATATTGAAATCTAAGGCAGAGTTATCCTCTGCCTTAGTCGTTTTCTTTGTACTAGCCATTAGCACAATCTCCTTACCTTATCCATGATGTCCTCATTGTTCACTACGAAAATCTCATTGAGCTTGTCATGCTCAATAAGCTTTTCGCCATCTACCTCGATAAGCATATAGAGAACTTCGAACTTCATGCCTGCATTGAAAGCATCTCCGGACTTGGCACTTCCGGGGTTAATTTCAATAGTCTTTCCACGGACAACGACACGCATCTGGGAATAATCAGTTACTCCGGTAGATGGGTCTGTTACCTGGATAGCACCTCTCAAAGTAACGCCTGTTACCTTGGAATGGTCTAAAAACTTAGTAATGTCATGATAGAGCGTTCTGAACGGAATTTCCTGCTGCATGGATTGCGTATGTCCAATTACAGGAGCAGCGTACTCACCGCCGATGCCTGCACCGCTAATGGTGGCGGTAAGCATACTTAACGGAGCAAGGGTAACGCTATCGGAAATACCGATGAGCTTACCTCCGTCATGGTCGTACACATTGAAGCCGTTTAAAACCTCCGGGATACTATTGATACCGATTTTTCCTGCCATTAGTTGTTACCTCCTACCGCACTAGAAATCAAAGTTGGGTCAAACTCAATATGGTCTACAATCCATTCTGCCGGAGTGAAGAACGCAATCTTTGTACTGAATACGATTTTTCCATCAAGAATTGCTTCCTTTGGGTTCTCCGCTTCATCAAAGCTAAGTCTTCCACCTGCAATAATGCCTGCTGCCTTTAAAGAGTTAAGGAAAATGTTCTCGGAATCAACCACAGCTTCGGACAAACGATAGTCGGCCGGCTCATCAACCTTATTCTTATAGGTCTGAATAAAGCGGTTTCTGTACCAACTCATCATTCGTCTGCAGGCAATCCATCTATCCTTTGGGTCTGTGGACTTCGGATATGCTGTAGTGTTGTTTCCGTAAAGCTTAAAGCCGTTATCGTTGATTGCCGTTACAACGCCTAAGCCATTGACAAGCTCTGCCTGTGGAACATCAAGAAAAACCTCTGTTCCGTCAGAAAGGCAAGTAGCTGATACTGGGATACTCTCACTGGATGGAGACTTGTAAGGAATATCTCCATGGTCCATATCGCACTTTACCATAGCGCAAGCAGCAAGGGTGGAAAGATGGAAAACCTTTCCGCCTACCTTAACGCATGGGAAAAAGGCCATTGCATGAGGATTGGTTACTCCAAGATACTTCTTTGCTGTCTCAACATCCGCATAGGATGTAAGAGCTGTTGACTGAGCCTTATCCTTAAGGTCAAGTACACATTCGCATGAATACAGGCCGTTTAAATCCTCAGTCTTTGCGCTAAGGGCTAGGGCAACCAAAGGTTCAGAGCTATATTTTGGACAAGCAAGGATACTAGGAATTACTCCAAGCTTTGGATATACATTTCTGATTGCTTCGATTCCCTTTGCTGTTCCTGCAGAAGCATCATATCCGCCGATAATGTCATTCTTGGATACTGCAGTTACATCTGCAATGCCCTCTGTGTACTTAAGAGAAACACTTGTTACACCGGACTGAATCTTCTTTACACGAAGCTTGACTTTTCCGTCTGCATCATAGAAAAGTTCAAAATCCTCGGACGCCTTTGCAGGAACTTCTTCTCCATTGTTTGGCTTAATGGTTACGCTTCCAAGTGCTACATTGGTTAGTGTTGTATCCACAACGCCTATTTCTGTTACATTTACGGTCTTAGGTGTTGTAGATGCAGTCTTTCCCTTTGTTGGGTCGTACACATTGATAAATACCACCGGAGCGATATTGTAGAGCTTAAAGCAAGCATCCATCGCCTCGCAAAGTGTGTACTTTGCATAGTCCTCGGAATAACCGAAGTATTTCACGGCTTCCTCAAAGCTGTTTACTAATACAGGCTCATTTACTGTTCCGTATGCTGTAGTATGTACCGGAGCTGTACCGACAAACACTCTTGCGCCGTTTTCGGACTTTACCGGTGCTTTCACGGCTGTAGCATTCTCGACAGTGCTAATTCTGTGCATATATGCCATTTGTTCTTTCTCCCTTCTTAATCAACAAGTTGTTTTATAACATCACCTTCCAGAACAAGGATTCTTTCTGCAAAGGCTCTGTCCATCTTTACTTCTTCCTGGATATAGCTCGGAAGTTCCCCTAAGAAGATTGTTCCATGCGGAAGCCCTCTCCTTGATTCCCCAAGATAAATATATTGCTTCTCGGAAGATTGATTTTCAGAACCTTTGTTCTGCTTTTTATCT